TCGGTATTTTCTTTGAGCCGCAGCATGAAGGGGGAGAACTACGATGTGCAGGTTGCTGAATTTTGTTCCAACCGTGTCAACGCGCCCCAGATGGTCGGGTTCGCCGCCTGCGTCGCTGCTTACTATGCCGAATGGACGGTTGATCCTAGGGGCGTCAAATTCGCCATCGAGCAACGTGAGCGGCCGGGAGACGACTGCCAGCTACAACTCAAACTTATGGGTTTCTCCTTCCATCACGTGGATACCCGATATGACGGTAAAGTTGTAAAGGAAAATCGTGGTTCGAAAGAAGGCTGGTATACGAATGCCTGGTCGCGTCCGATGCTGATGAACCGCTTTGTCGACGCGGTGACAAACGGCTGGTATAAGCCTAATTCGCCTTACTTGATTCAAGAGCTAGGCTCGCTCGAACGGAAGATTGCGAAGTCGGGAAAGACCCGCATGGAACACCAGTCTGGTAAGCACGATGACCGGGTTATGGCCGCGGCGACAAGTTACTTTACCCGTCACGCGCTCGACATTTTGGCAGAGAGAGCACAGAAGCGATACACGCCACCGACTCACAAGAGACCAGAGATAGATTATTCCTATGCTAGTATTGCGCAGGTATCGGTAGGAGCTTGGGACTAATGGGACTTTGGAAGCCGAGACGCTATGTACAGATGTCGAAGGGAGTCGTTTTCTGGTACAACAAGGCGGCAGATTTTATTATGTGCCCGCCGAGTCCTATCGCTCCTCCTCCCGCGGGATTTCAGAAAATTGAATGCGTTCATGCTTCCGAAGTAGACATGTGGAGCCGTAGGCTTCGCAGACAAGAGAAGCGCATCCGGGAGATGACCGAGACAGAGCGATTTGAGTATGAAGGCAAGGTGCAGTCAGCCATCATCGAAGACATGAAGAAGTGCCTCGCCAATGCCAGCAACGAAACCAATCGCCAGTTTCTTGCGTACTTCATTCGAAAAGCGGAAGAGAAGCGCGAGAAGCGCCGGATGGAAGTAGTGGAGACGTTCATGCACTGTGAGGCAAAAGAGGGAGTCGCGTCCTGATGGCCACCGATAAAGTCCTTACCGACTGGCAGTGTCCACCGTTTACCGAGTCAGCAGAAAGACGAGCAGCGTGGATCGAAGAACAGATCGAAGAGGGCGAAGGTTGGCTTGAAAATCAGAGTGCCTACAAAAACCTCTCAAAAAACCTCCGCATATTCGACGCAATTTTCGATGACAAGACGAAATCGACGCTGGTCTCGAATGGCCTCAAGTACAACGTCCGGAAATTCGTTGAGACTATTTCCGAAGTGCGCGAGATCGGCAGCTACGGTTCGGATGCCAGCCAGTTCAAGTCCTTCGCGGAGATCGCCAACAAGGTAGCAAAGGGAATCTATCTTGAAGCACAGTTCCCTCGCCAGATCCGTAAAGCTTTGCAGTTTGCAACAGTCATGGGCCGCGGCTATGTTTGGCCGAAGTGCAAGGCGAATAACTACGGCTTTGGTGAGCGCGAAATCATCTTCCAGGCCAAAGGGCCACTCGACGTCATCCCCGTGCAGGTTCCGGAATCGAATGATGTGCAAGATGCCTACGCAGTCACAATTTATGAGTACATGCCGATTGCGGAGGCGCATGGACGATTCCCTCTGTTTCAATCAGAACTGCGTCCGGTAAGCGCGGTAAGTTACAACTCCCGCGTGCAGGCCCGGCGCGTAGACTTCGCAGAAAAATTCCGTTACGGAGAGCAAAATCGCAATTGGGGAAACCTCTATTGCGAGATCCGCTACACGTTCATTCGCGACATCCGAATCAATACAGGTAGTAGCGAAATCCCGATGGGCGATCCGGGAACCAGTTGGTACTACAAGGTTCCTTACGTCGGGCAGGAAATCTTTGGGGGTATCCGCAACGGACAACCGGCTACGCGGCGGGCAACCGTGGAAGACTGCCGCATCTATCCGTTCCTACGTCTGATCATTTCAAGCCGCGGCTTGAAAACTCCGATGTACGATGGGCCGGCATTCGACTGGCATGGCGTCATGCCTCCGGTGCAATACGATGTCGATGACTGGGCTTGGGAAGGTATCGGCCGTTCGCTGGTGCAGGATGTCGGAAGTATCGAAGTCACGAAGCGCAAACTGGAGCGGAAAATTGATCAGGTCATCACTACGACACTGAATCCTCCCCTCGGCTACGATCGCACCGGGACCGGTGGTCCCAAGATTGAGAATTTCGACATCTTTGAAGAAAACGTGCGTGCTGGCCTCGACGGAGAACCCAAGAAAACCTTGCAGTCATTGCTTCCCGAAGAGGTGCGCGTTACCCAAGAGCACTTCAAGTTCCTGGAGATGCTGTCTGCGATGGAGAAAGAGCAGCTTGGCATCAACGATCTCGGGAACCTGGCTTCGCTGAAACTGAATCTCTCTGGGGAGAATATCGACAAGGCTCTGGAACCGGTTGGTCCGATCGCAAAAGGCATTGCTGCCGGCATGGAAGCCGCTAATGCCAAGCTTGCCTACATGCTGAAATTCATGATTCCGCAGTGGTTTGATACCAAGCGGATTATTGAGTATGTGGGTCCGGATAACATCAGCCAACAGGTATTCGACTTCGATCCGCGTTCACTGGTTCCTAGTCATATGCCCGAAGAGTACGTGGATGGAGAGGTTCCTACTACTCCATCCGGCTATTCGCAGCTTGAACGCGCTCGCCACTTCGCGAAGAACATGCGTCTGATTTCCATCCCGAGTACCCTGCTGAAACTTACCGCACAGTCGGAGCAGTTGAAGTATCTCCAGTTGAAGCAGATGAAGGCGCCGATTTCCTGGAATACGGTCCTCAAGAAGCTGGGAATTGAGAATGCCGGCGAGGTAAAAGGCAATACCGAACTGGAAAAGTTTATGAACGAAGAGATAGAAATGCTCAAGTTGCAGTCGATGGCTGCGAAGATGGCGGCTGAGTTAGGGCTTGGGCAGGGTGGTGGTCCTGGGCAGGGTAAGGGCGGTGGACGGCCGGCGACACATAGCAAGCCACCGAAGGTGGCGCAGAAGGGTGGAGCTGGCGGGGAACCTAGAACGGTTCTGAAAGGATCGTAATCATGTGCGAGGAGTTGATTAAAACAAACGTGGACTTTCTTTTAACCGAAACGACGCTTGATCCCAAGATTTCCGCTCAGAGTATCGTGACTGTTCTACGCGAGCGAAAGACCACCGGGGAGTTAGTTTTCAACCTATCCGAAGGCGGAATTCAGCGTATTTTGCTGCGCGAAAAGACCAAGGCAGATGAGGAAGAAAGCGAGCGCTTGCGTCAAGTAATGGGGATGAACGCAAAATAGTTCTTGACGTAAATACATTACTCAAGGTATAGCTTCTAACTGAGATTCTCCTCGCGCCCTCGGGAATGCGAAAGGCTCAAAGCTGAAAAGGCTTTGGGCCTTTTCCATTTTCACGGAGGAATTACATGGCAAGAGGACGCAGGCACAAGGGTACCAAGGTGGTCTCTGGACACAAAGGCCACATGAAGAAACACCACAAGGGTGGACGGAAGCGCCGGAGCCACAAGCGCTAACGTGGCGACCCAACCACAATCTGATCCTACGCAGGGCGGCTCTCCAGGGGGAGCACCTAGCGGAGACACTGCACCTGCGCAGGGTCAACCTCCCGCAAATCCCAAGCAGATTGCGCTGGCGCAGATGTATCAGCTCTGCAAGAAGCTCGCGCAAGAAGACCCCATCCTGTCCGCTGGACTGCAAAAGGCGGCTGAGGGAATCCAAGAAGCACAGACGGCGATGGTGACACAGCCAGCGCCAACTCCATCCAGCTCTAACCCGCCATACTGAGGCCACATATGCCAACCGTCGCAGAAATTCTCAAACAAACCGGACTGTCTGATGAGCAGATCGCCGCTCTCGACCCCAAGGCTACCGAAGCTTTCACGAAAGTTCTTTCTGACGCCACCTCGACGCTTGAGCAAGCAGAACTCGCGAAACGAGCGGTAAGTCAGAAGTGGGACACGGAAATCTCGCCGGCACTCGATGCTTGGGCGAATGAAAAGGCGCAATTGACGGCCCGCGAGAGTTACTACAAAGCGCTCGCAGAAAAGGCCAAAGAGGGAGGGTTTCTTCCGGGTGATGCACCCTTTCAGCCTCCAGCCGCTCCTGCTCCGCGCGATGCCAACGGAAAGTTCGTAGCGGGCGCCAACGAAGTTCCGGGAAGTCCCGGTTTAGTCGAAAACTTCCGCAAAGAGGCGGGCGCGGCCATTGGCTCGATGCTCGACCTGACCTGGAAATACCAGACCCTTTATGGCCGGCCAATGCCGGATTCGCCTACTGCCCTTATCTCGGAAGCAAACGCGCAGCGCATGGACCCGATCTCTTACGCCGCCAAAAAGTACAACTTTGCCGGCAAGGAAGCGGAGATGAAGGCCCAAGAGCAGAAGGAGCGCGAGGAAGCTATCCGCAAGGAAGAGCGCGAGGCGGTACAGAAAGAGTTTACCGAGAGGTACGGCAACAATCCGATGCTGCGGCAGGCGGAGACTTCCAAGTTTTCTTCGCTCGACAAGGCAGTGAAGTCCGGAGAGCGGCCTGATCCACTCAAGATGACGCGCGAGGAGAGACACGCATCCACGCGCAATTTGATCAACAAAGAAATCGCTTCAAACGCAGTCAATTAGGAGAGACCATCATGGCTCTATTCAGCCTCTTATCGTTGTTCGTTAAGCGCTTGTTTTTGTTGGCGATACCGTTCGTTACGGACCCGCTCTACAACGAAATCGAGGCCACTAACCTGGAGTCTGTTCGCAAGAACGTGGTCTTCGACAACTTGTTCGTGGACACTCCGTTCCAGCAGAAATTGCGGAAAGCCGGAGTCATGGACCCGTTCCTCGGCGGGAACGGCATGATGGAAGGCTTTATCTATGGGCGCGTGCAGGGACAGGCGATTGCTCCCGGTTCGACGGTCACAGTCACTCGGCAGCAGACCAATACCGCCATGAAGTTCCAACCCAAGGCGTATGTGACTTGGTGCCCGCTTGATGATTGGGAGTTGGATGACGGTTCAGGAACTGGTGGAGTCATCAACTCTGGACCCGCCCTGATCGCCAACCAGTATCAGATCCTCATGGAAAACATGACCATGACGCTGAACACGATGCTGGAAATGGATTCTTTTCGGCACGGTCAGCCGGCCGGGACCGGTGTCTCGGATAACCGGATTCTCAACACGAATGGACTGGACGAGGCGCTTAACAACGGAATCGACCCTTCTCCATTCGGCAATATTTACGGCACATTCGGAAGCAACACCCGAAATGGTGTCATTGGGCCGGCACTGAACTCGACTCCTCTCTGGCTTGGACAGGTGAGTTCGGGAGCAAGCGCTTCGTCTCTGGGAACTTCCGGAACCGGACAAATCGATTTCAATGCCCTGATGCGGCTGTGGTCGCAGTGCATTGTGACCGGTGGCAAGCCGGATCTCGGGATCACGAACGTCTTCGGGTTTGCCGCGGTAGCCAATGCGCTCGACGCGCAACGCCGCGACGTGTCGAATACCAAGCACGACATCGCTTGGGATGGACTGACGTTCAATGGCGTCGACATCTACGCTGATCCTCTGGCGCCATCGGCGCTCGCGCAGGATTTCTTGTCGCTGGCTCCGACTGCTGGCAAGGCTGGCAACAACAACCTTGTCGACGGGTCCGGTAGCAGCACTCAGACTGGGACGATTGTCACCCCGCAGTACACCAGCGGCGGGGCAAACGTGGCAGTATCCGCCACTGGCAGCGGTTTCCCCTCGAACTCGACTTGCACGGTAGGGGAGGTTTTGTACTTCCTCGAAAGCGGAAGCTTCAAGCTCCGTCCGACCGACAAGAAAGGCTGGAACTTCGGCCTGCGGCGGTCTCCGATGCCGAACAACGTTTCTATGGACGCTCTGTTTATGCGTCTGGGAACCAATCTTTACAACGTGATGCCGAGACACAATGCAGTTGCTTTCGGATTCAGCGCGTAAGGGAGAACAGAGATGCCTTTTAACCCGACTTTACCAACTTGGCTTGCACTGAATGCCTGCAACGACACGACTGCCAGCGGCCTTGCCGATACGCGCACAGGACAGGAGATACAAGGCGGCGCATTGGTGCTGGGCGATTATTTCGACTTAACCAACACCGAAGCCAGGAATTTGTCCTATTCGACGAATGGCATCCTTTACGAAGGTCGCTATCGTCGCGTCTTGGTTGATTCCGGAGCTACAGCTTCCAACGTCAAGACTGGAACGATCGGACTCATGCCAAGTTACGCGGCGGTGATTGCCGACGTCGGCGGTGGGCCAATCAGTTCCACTGCTCCATCGCCTGCGGTGAACATTGTCACCAGTTACGATCAGGCGATCGGCAATGGGACATCGGTGCGGCCAGTCGTATTCCTGAACACGGTGACTCCCGGCAACTACTGCTTTGTGCAGGAACTGGGAACGGCGACCGTGCTCGGCAAGAACGGCTTGACGGCGGCAGCGCCAGCAGTGAATGACCTTATCGTCAGCACGACCAGTGGCTTGGTCGATGATCCGACGCAGAGCACAAACCTTACGTATGCGCTCATGAAGCTAATTCTCGGGCCGGCGATTGACTTGCCTGTAAGCAATGGCAAGTTCCGCATCTTGCTACAGTACGTGCCCACGATTCAGGGTTAGGAGGCGGGATGCAACTAACATTGCTGAAGGGTTCACCGGATTACGTTGGTCGGCGATTCATCTTTGCCGGCTACGGCAACGGTCCCAAGTCGTATGTCAACACTGGCGCCAATGCGACGAGCGGCGACATTGTAAATTCGCAGGCTCTTGGATTTGAACGTTATATCGATTCCATCACTGGCGATTTAGCGGTAAGTGGAACCTATTACGTGCACGCGCAGTCATCCGGGGTTGGTGCTCGTCAGACATGGCGCTTTCGCTGGTTCGTGACGGCAACCAATGCGGAAGTTGCCAACGGGGTCGATCTGTCCGCCGAACAGGTGCAAGTTAGCGGAATGGGTGGCGATTACTAAAAGATTTTGTTAGGTGGTGGATGATGGACGGGTGGCCTATTTCGCATGACGGGCGAGTAGGCCATTTTTTTAAGAGGAGAAAACATGGCAAAGCTTCGACCGATCAAGCAACACTTGGAAATGAAGAAACCGAAACTGGTGCGCGGCCGTAAAGGGCGTTCCAGCCGCAAGCGCACGAAGATCGCGAAATACGGGAAGGCCCACAAGCGGTAGGAAATGGCCGTGTATGTCCCTAAACTCAATGGCGCAGAGGATGGTCCTCGAAGTGCCGGGGCTCTCCAGCCCCTACGCTCGTACTCTGCTCGATGAGGCTCTGGGACTAATCGAAGATTCCCAGATGTGGTCATTCCAACTGGGGACATCCGGGTGGCTCACTCCTGGATTGCTTTTTCCCGGTGGCCCAGGAACCAGTTTGGGCACGGTCACTGTCACTCCTTACTCGGATCAGGTTATCGGTGACGCTGTTTCCTCGGCGGCTTGGGCAGAGTATGTCAATGCTGGCACCTCGCCACTGTTGACGGAGTGCCAATTCCGCAGTCCTGACTACTCGCTTTACAGCATCATCAACTACGACACATCAAGCAATCCTCCCTTTGGTACGTTGACGCTTGATCGCCTCTGGATGGAGCCTGGGGGCGTGGGACAGTCGTACATGATCTATCAGGCGTACTTTCCTGTTCCTGTGCCTGATTTCAAGAGATTTCTGAGCGCTCGCGATACCTCCAACAACGCGCCGATGGATTACTGGTCGCTGAGTCAGAAGGATCTGGCCGTAAAAGATCCGCAGCGGACGATCTTTGATGAGCCGAACTACATCGTCCCATTTGCGCCTGACGCGCGGCCAACCAGCCCGACGTTAGGTTCCATGCTCTACGAGTTGTGGCCGCATCCCTTGAGCGTTCTGCCGTACACGTTCCAGTACCTTCGCCGCGGCCCTCGTCTCGCTCTTCCGTCCGATACGGTCCCTTTTCCTCTCACGGAGGAAGCAGTTCTATGGCGAGCCAAAAATTCTGCCTATGTCTACAAGGAAGCGCAGAAGGGCGAGGATATGCAACGCGGTTCCGGAGCTGATTGGAAGTTTCTCGCGGAGGCGGCGATGGAAGAATTCAAGATCGCCATGAAGCCGGTTAAGGATCGGGATAGGGATCTGGTGGAACTCTACTTCATGCGCTACAAGCCGGATATGTACAACGGCGGAGAGCCTTTCGCGACACAGAATATGAAACTCAACGTAGGAGGCTTGTAAATGCAGGGTCTACCAACACAGAATCCAGGCGCTTATCCAGGTGCGGGCAAGGCTTCCTTGCTTCGCCCAAATGAGAGCATGTACCTGTTCCAGCAGCAGGCGATCGCGGCCGGTACAGCGAGCATTGCGGCGCAAATAGAAAGAATCAAAAGCTCCTACTATCCATTCGGCGCCAGTATGCAGATATGGTTTACGGATGTGAATGGAGTAGCGTCAGACCCGGGAACGTTTGAAGTCGATTTTCAGACCTCCGACGTTGATATTGACGCCGCCTACTACACGATCCAGATGTTAAAAGGCGCATCGTCCATCCTGAACGCTTCATTTCAAGGTGGGATTCAGATGCCATCGTTTTATGCCAAATTTGTGCGTGCCAAGTTGGTTACGCTCCCGAATCCGGTTTACAGCAACATCCTGTTAACGCGATGAGAAAACTACTTTTACTAGCAGCATTGTTGATGAGCATTGCGGGTTCCGCCCAGGTGGTCGGGAACTACGCTGTTCTCTACGTGTTCACTGCGCCTTCAGGGACATGTGCGAGTACCGCCCTACAGGAAGATGTCATCGGGGCAGGGACGATCTATACCTGCCAGAGTGGGACATGGGGGCAAGTGTCTGGTTCCAGCGTAGTGCCGAACACGCCGCCCAGCGCCGGACAGTTGTTGGTGGGTAATGCTGGCGGTACGGCCTACGCGCCTGTATCACTGAGCGGTGATTGCACTTTAGCTTCAACCGGAGCTATTACCTGCACG